GGTGTTACAGGCACAGAACTAATTCAGTTTCGCTCGATTGGAACTGACAACGCTTCTGACGACCCGTTTATGCCGGATGAGGGTGTACTGTTTAAAGACGGTTGTTTTGTTACATTCGTTGTTCCGCAGTTTGACTTGATGATGTTCTACCACGCATAATCTTTAGGGCGGTTGCTATGGCTGATAAGAAAAAAGTTAATCTCTCAGTTGGACGTGGCGAGAAACTGTCTGTTAAAAAGGGTGCGGGTCTTACAGCAAAGGGTCGCGCTAAATACAACAAAGCAACAGGTAGCAAACTCAAAGCTCCTGCGCCTAACCCAAAGTCTAAAAGCGAGAAAGGCCGTAAGAAGTCTTTCTGCGCTCGTTCCAAGGGTTGGACAGGGGAAAGAGGCAAGGCTGCGCGGAAACGTTGGAAGTGCTAGACAGATGAAATTTGAACTTAATCACTTTGTTTCTGTTATAATCCTTGGTGTTGTAAGCTGGGGCGCGATTACTTTGTTTACAATGAACGCGCAAATGGCAGTAGTAGTGTATAAGGTAGATCAAAACTTCAACATGATCCAGCCCATGTGGCAGGACTTTTTACAAAGGAGGGCGACCTATGACAATGTCCCGGTCTCAAATGAGCCAACAGATTTCCAAGCCGCCCTCGGGGAGAAATAATGCCCAAAGACGCATGTTACAAAAAAGTAAAAGCAAGGTACAAGGTCTTCCCAAGCGCCTACGCAAGCGGAGCCATAGCCAAGTGTCGAAAGGTGGGCGCCGACAAATGGGGAGAATCTTCTAAGCGCAAGCGCCCTGTTAAGAAAAAGTTAAAGAACGGTGGTCTTATTGCAAGTGGTTGTGGGGTTGTGCAAGAGTCGCGCCGCAAAGAAACGAACTTGTTCTAATGGCTGTTCGTAAAACAAAAGAAGGAGCCGCTCTCAAACGATGGTTCAAGGAAGACTGGGTAGATGTTAAATCTGGTAAGCCTTGTGGGCGTAAGAAGGGTGAGAAAAGAGACACCCCGTATTGCCGGCCAAGTAAAAGAGTAAGCTCTAAAACACCGAAGACAAGCAAAGAAATGACAGCGGCTGAAAAACGTAGTAAGGTAAGAGAGAAAGCCAAGCTTGGACAGCCTGCTGGTAAACCTCGCAGAGTTTCCGCAGCTAAACGTAAAACGAAGAAGGGGTAACAAATGACGACTTCTGGAACCAGAACATTTAACCTTGATATAGCTGAAGTCATCGAGGAAGCCTATGAGCGGTGTGGCTTAGAGGCTCGTACTGGTTACGAGATCAAGACAGCACGTCGTTCGTTGAACCTAATGTTTGCGGAGTGGACTAACCGCGGATTGAACTTATGGACTATCAAGCAAAAAGTATTAAACATGGCTCAGTCTGTGTCATCTTATCCGGTTGGAACCCTGACAATTACTGTAGCATCTAGTGCTTCTTTTGCTGTGTCTGAAACAATTACAGGCGGCACAAGTGGTGCAACAGCTATAATAACAAACATCGTCTCAAGCACATCTATTGCTATAACGTATCCTGTGGGAACGTTTACTGCGACTGAATCTATCACGGGCAGTGTTAGCGGCGCTGTGACTTCGGTGACAACCGCAGTTGATTTTTCGTTAACTCAAAGTTCCGCAGATATACTAGAAGTGGTTTTGCGTAGAGGTAATACAGACTTTGAGCTAGATAGGATTAGCCGTGGAGAGTATTTAAACCTGCCTAACAAAACAACTCAAGGCCGGCCTAGCCAGTTCTACTTCGACCGACAAATCAGCCCCGTAATTAATCTATGGACTGTGCCCGAAAACTCTACCGACCAACTGATCTATTATTATGTTGATCGCATTGAGGACGCAGGAGCGTTTGCTAACACCGCTGACCTGCCCTTTAGGTTCTATCCTTGCATGGTTGCTGGCCTGGCATACTATATCGCGATGAAGAGGTCGCCGGAGCGGTTGCAATACTTAAAGTCTATTTATGAAGAAGAGTTTCAAAGAGCGTCGGATGAGGATCAGGGTCGTGTATCTCTGAAACTTCAGCCTAGCATATCGTACTTGAGGGCATAATGGCATTTGCTAGTGGAAAAGATGCATACGGAATTTCGGATAGGTCTGGGTTTAGATACCGTCTGAGAGACATGGCGAAAGAATGGAACGGCGCTTTAGTCGGTACGGATGAGTTTGAGCCCAAGCATCCGCAGCTATCTCCACCTCGTATAGGACCAGACCCTCAAGCTCTAAGGAACCCACGTCCGGAACAGGATCTAGAGGAACAAAGAAATATACAGTACGGTTGGAATCCTGTAGGTGGCGCAACAGACAACGGAATTAATCCCCCTAACAACCTAGTTTCTACTGGGGCGGTGGGCGCAGTAACGGTGACAACATGAGCTTTACATATACGCAGTTAAAGACTGCAATTGAAAATTACACTGAGAACAACGAGACATCTTTTATCTCGAACCTTCCCTTGTTCATAAGACTTACCGAGGAACGGATTCTAAAGAACGTTCAACTGAGTTTGTTTCGCAAGAATGTTGCGGGTCAAATGTCTGCATCTAATAAGTTTTTATCTTTGCCGAGTGATTTCTTAGCTCCATTTGCCCTTTCATACACTGACAGTAATAGTGAGGCTGTCTTTGTAGACTTTAAAGACGCCGAGTTCATTCAGTCTTACAACCCTAACCCTGCTACAACAGGATCTCCAAAGTATTATGGGCAGTACGATTTAGATAACCTTATCTTGGCCCCTACTCCAAGTAGTAGTTTTAACTCCGAACTTCATTACTTCTACCGGCCAGAGAGTTTAACTCAAAGCAGCTACACTCTCACTCTTACAAGTGTGACAGGAACGTTTACTGCGAATGACACTATCACTGGTGGTACGAGCGGTGAAAGTAGTGGTGTAGATTCAGTTCCCAACACCACATCATTAATTGTGGTAATACCTAGCAGCAACTATACGGTTGGTGAGACAATTACAGCTAGTCCAAGCGGAGCTACGGCTACAGTCTCAGCACTTGGCGCGGACACTACACTGACGTGGTTGAGTGAGAACGCAGAGATGGCGATGCTTTACGGTTCTTTGTCGGAGGCGTACCTGTATATGAAGGGGGACCCTGCAATAATGCAGATGTACACACAAAGATTCGGCGAAGCTGTTGGTCGATTGAAGAACTTCGGTGAGGCTCAAGAGGTAACCGATGAGTACCGCACAGGCCAACTTATTCGTGCTAAAACGTAAGGAGATTAATATATGACTGCATCTTTTCCCGTAACCATGTCAAACGACTTTAAAGTTGAAGTTGCGACGACAAACAACCGCGGGTTTACCCCAGAGGAAGTTGCTCAACGTTGTGTTAATAAGATAATTGCTATTTCTGAGAACGCTCCCCCAGCTATTCGGGAACAAGCTAGAGAGTACCGAGACTCCGTAGAAAAAATTGTTGCGCTGTATATGCGACAGGCTATCCAAAGTGACAGAACTACGGTATATAATGCAATCAAAGATGCCGGTCAGCCAACCTTGGCCGAGTATATAAAGGAAATGTAAATGGCTTTTAATGGAAACTTCTTATGCACCTCGTTCAAAGTAGAACTATTAAAGGGCGTTCATAACTTCACGGCGGCAAGCAACCAGTTTAAGCTGGCTCTGTATACTAACAGCGCCACCTTTACTGCGGCCACTACCGCGTATACATCTGGCAACGAGGTTACTGGCACAAACTACACAGCGAAAGGAAATTTCCTTACCAGTATTACGCCGGTCGCTAGTGGTACAACTGCACTCACAGACTTCGCGGATGAGGTGTTTTCTAACGTAACCATCTCGGCAGTTCGAGGCGCTTTGATATTTAATGAAGTGGCTACGGGCGATCCAACGGTTTGCGTATTAGATTTTGGTGCGGACAAAGCGGCCAGTTCTGGGGACTTCACTATTATTTTCCCTACTGCTGATGCATCTAACGCGATCATCCGGATAGCCTAATGGCCGATCCGGTTGCAGCCTTTCAAGGATGGAACAGTTCCATCCAAGGGTGGAACACAGGCACTTGGAATACCAATGTTGCCTATTCCATTACTGCAACTGGATCCGTTGGTGCATCCACGGTTTCTAGTGAAGGTAATGTCACGGTTACTGGGCCAGGTGCAGCTACGGCATCTGTTGGCGCCGTTACAGTTACAGGTTTTGCTAATGTCTCCGTAACCGGAGTTGCTGGCACAACCGCACTGGGAAGTTTCTTCACCACTAATACAATGGTGACGATGACTGCTGTTGTTAATGGAGCATCGACAGCAACCGTTGGAAACGCTAATGTATCGGTAATTGGAGTTTCATGTACCGCAGTCGTAGGCGAGGTCGAACAACCTTGGGGGTTAATTATACCGTCCCAAGTGTCAAATTTCACAGGGGTCACCCCTTCGCAAACGCCGTCTTGGGCGGACGTTGCAGCATAGGATAAAAACATGGCAAGTGTATATACAAATGACTTACGGTTAGAGGAAATCGGCTCTGGTGAGCAATCAGGCTCTTGGGGCGATACAACCAACACTAACTTAGAACTGATTGCGGAAGCTTTTGCTTTTGGAACTGAAGCAATTCCGACGAACGTTACTAACAGTACGCACACTACTACAATTGCAGACGGGGCCTCAGACCCTGGTCGGGCGATGTTCTTAAAGTATACAGGTTCTCAAAACGCCAACGTTACAGTCACGATTGGTCCGAATACGGTCAGTAAACTGTGGTTTATTGAGAACGCTACAACAGGCTCTTCGGTTAGTTTGATTATTAAGCAAGGATCTGGCGCGGCAATTACTATTCCGCACGGGGATACAAAGGCTATCTATTCAAACGGCGCAGGCTCTGGCGCGGCAATGGTTGACGCCTTCGCCTCTTTGTCTGTTGTTGATCTCAAGGTTCAAGACGATCTGACGGTTACGGACGATGTTGCGATTGGTGGTATATTAGGCGTAACAGGCATCCTGACCACCACGGCCCATGCGGTATTTAATGGTGGGTTTGATAGTAATGCTGACTCCTCATTGTCAACAAACAAAAAGTTAATCTTCCGTGACACTGCAATTCACATTAGTTCTGTTAGTGATGGCGATTTAATGATTGTCGCTGACGATGAAATAGACCTAACCTCAACACTTATAGACGTTAACGGTAATCTCGATGTCTCAGGCACTGCCCTCGTAACAGGCGTCCTGACAACCACGGCTGCGACTGTTTTTAGCGGTGGGTTTGCTAGTAATGCTGCTTCCTCTATCGGTGGCACCACTCCCACGCTTACTATTGGCGATGCTGGGGCTGAAGATGCAAAGATTGTATTTGATGGCAACGCAGCAGACTACCATGTTGGTTTGGATGACAGCGAAGATGCTTTACAGATTGGTTTAGGGGCAGCACTTGGAACAACACCAAGAATTACTATCAGAGCTGCTGAAGTTGTTGTTAATGATCTTGGTATAAACCTCGACTTCCGTGTTGAAGCTAGTGGCAGCACTCATATGTTTTTTGTTGATGCTAGTGCTGATACGATAGGCATTGGCACAACCAATATGAACGTAATCGGCAACAACGTAGTAGGAACTAATCTTCTTGCTGATGGAATGGTAGGTATAAGTCGTGCAGGTCTGCCTTTAAAAATAAACAGAACAGCGGAAGGGGGTATAATAGAGCTTTATGAGGCAGGAACTGCCAGAGGTCAAATTGATATAGCCTCAGATAGAATTTTAGTAAGAAGCTCAGGCGATGCTTCTGGTGTTCGGTTTGACGCATCGAGTCTTACACCATTTAAGAACGGTTCGGCTGCGAATGGCACTGTTGATTTAGGTTTTTCTTCGGGCCCCTTCAGAGACCTCTACCTATCAGGCGGTGTTAGATTTGATGCTAATGGTGAGTTTCTTAACGATTACGAAGAGGGAACTTTCACGCCTACATGGGACGGCTATTCTCCAGCAGGATCAGCAGGTCGTTTTACAAAGATTGGTAATCAAGTATTTGTTCACGCACAACTAACAACTGGCGGTTCCGCTGATTTTTCTGGAGTTAGTATATCAAATCTACCATTTACAGCAGCGAACGTAAGTGGAGTTGGCAGTGGCATGACTCATGGCAGCAACATCACATTTTACGCTTTTGTTACACACACAACAGTTACCAAGAACACAACTATCTGTATTTTAAACTTGGTAAACAACGGGGGTTTAACTTCGATGGAGTATGTTGGTAGAACGCCGCAAGTTGGCGCAAACTCAACTATGCAATGGACGATTATCTACCAAGCAGCTTAATTATTAATATGCTATGCCAAGAGGTGTAGTGAAAAGTCCAGCCATAGGAGGTAAAAATGGCATTAGAAAAAGTAACTACAGAAGATAAAATTGAAATTGTAGGAGACTACAAAAACGTTCAAATTAGGGAAAGAACAACAGTTTTAGAAGATGGTGTAGAAATAAGTTCATCCTTTCATCGTGATTCTTTATCCCCTATGACTAGGACGGCAAAAGAGTTTGATGCAGATGGTAAGGTTACCAAAGATCATACTTTTATAGATACTGATATTTCTGGTCGATCCGCTGAAGTACAAGCTATTTGTAATGCAGTTTGGACTGACGATGTTAAGGCTGCTTACAAAGCAATGCGTGAAGCAGAATAACGATAACCCCCAACCCCGAAAGGAGATCACAATGGCTGAGAAAAAAACAAACACCATTACGATCAATGATAAATCTTACACAGAAGACCAGTTAAATGACACCCAGAAGGTAATGGTGAACCACGTTGCTGACTTAGATCGCAAGATTAGCTCTGCTAATTTTAACATCGACCAGCTAAAAATGGGGCGCATGGCTTTCATGCAGACTTTGACCACGTCGTTAGCAACTGATACAGAAGAAGCAGAAGTTATAACCTAGGCGGAGAACATGAATGCCCCTGACCAAACTCCAGTTCAAGCCCGGTATTAATCGAGAAACCACCTCCTACAGTAATGAGGGTGGTTGGTTTGATATGGACAAGGTCAGGTTTCGCTTTGGCTTTCCCGAGAAGATTGGCGGTTGGATAAAAAACTCTAACGAAAACTTCTTGGGAACATGCCGAGCGTTGCACCCTTGGGTGGCTCTTGACGGCACACAATACGTCGGCGTGGGCACACACCTAAAGTACTATATACTAGAGGGTGGTGGGTTTTACGATATCACTCCGATCCGTCGAACAACTTCGGCTGGAGACGTGACCTTTACAGCAGGGGCCGACACCCTAGACGGCGCAGTTCTTGCCGCTGATGAGTCCATACTTTTAACCAGCATCACTGATTTTGCCAGTGCGGGTCTAATAAAGATTGGCACAGAAGAAATAACCTATGCTGCTATTTCAACCAGAACTCTGACGGGGTGTGTTAGAGGAGTGAACGGAACTACGGCTGCGGGTCATGCTGATGACGCCGCAGTTACTTGTGCTACAATTATAGTTACTGACGAGGACCACGGTGCATTAAACGATGACTTTGTAACGTTTACCGATGCTGCCACACTAGGTGGGACAATTACAGCCGCGGTATTAAATCAAGAGTATCAAATAACAACCGTTATAGATGACGACAATTACCTGATTAACGCAAGAACTGTTGCATCTATTCAATCGATCACCACTACAG